CTCGTGGTACCGCGAACCTTCGTCATTGATGTCGGTGTGCAGGATGAACTGCGCAATGTCCGGCGCAGCGGCGATGATTTCGACATGAATGAAGTGGCCCGGGTAATGGACACCGTCCCGGTGACCGATGCCGTGGTCAAGCACTGGAAGGAGAAAGCCGGAGACCGCCAGACCGTCGCTTTCTGTTCCACCATCGCGCACGCCGAGAATGTCGCCGCAGCTTTCAACGCGGCGGACATACCAACCGTCATGGTCACCGGCGATATGCCCGAGGCAGAGCGCCGCGCAGTGCTCGCCGCCTATGCCTCGGGCGAGGCACGCGTCATCGTCAATGTCGCCGTCCTCACCGAAGGCTGGGACCATCCCCCCACCTCCTGCGTCGTGCTGCTGCGGCCGAGTTCCTACAAGGCCACCATGATCCAGATGGTGGGGCGTGGGCTGCGCACCGTTGATCCGGTCGAGCATCCCGGCATCATCAAGCGCGACTGCATCGTGCTGGATTTCGGCACCTCCTCACAAATCCATGGCTGCCTGGAACAGGATGTGGATCTGGACAGCCAGCCCGGCACTGGCGACGCCCCCACCAAGACCTGCCCCTCCTGCGATGCGGAAATCCCCATCGCCGTGACGGAATGCCCGATCTGTGGCCATGCCTTTGAGGCAGGCGGGCACGCAGCAGCACCGCTTGCCGACTTCATCATGACGGAAGTCGATCTGCTCTCGCGCTCCAGCTTCGAATGGTGCGACCTTTTCGGAGATGACGCGTCACTGCTGGCCAATGGCTTTCATGGCTGGGCGGGCATCTTTTTCCTGAATGGCGCCTGGCACGCGGTCGGTGGCACCCGGGGCGAACAGACAAGGCTGCTTTCCATCGGCGAACGCATGGTCGCACTTGCCGCCGCGGATGACTGGCTGAATGAGCACGAAACCGATGAAAGCGCCCATAAAAGCCGCCGCTGGCTGCGTGAGCCCCCAACCGATCGCCAATTGGCGCATCTGGCTGCCGAGGCGCGCGGAGATTTCGGCCTGACGCGCTATCACGCCTCGGCGCTGCTGACCTTCAAATTCAATCGCAACACTATCCGCTACCTGATCCAAAATGCGCAGGGCGCCAATCTGGCGAGGGCAGCATGAGCCATGACGCGCGCTGCCCAATACCCCTGCGCCGTCTGCGCGCGCCCGGCACTCGGCTTTGGTTGGTTCGACCCAATCAAGCAGAGACAGCGCCGCCCCTCGGTCATGTTTTGCAGCATGGCCTGCCAGGGCTTTTGGTCGCGCTTGGCACGGAGATCGCCCGCCATGGTTGATCTGTCCGAGCAGGAACAAGCCGCCATGCGCGCTGCCATGCGCAACCTGGGCGAGGCCATGCAGGAAATCGGCTGGAACACGCGCCTCTGCGATTTGAACGAGGCCCAGGTGCTGACGCTGATCGAGGTCGCGGTCGGCGCCTTTCAGGACGCCATGCGGGCCAGCGCCCTGCAAGCAATCGGGGAGATACCCTTCTGATGCTGGATTTCAACAGCCGCAGCCAAGCTGGCCTTGTGATCAATGCAGCGATTGATACCGCGCTGGAGCAGGAGAACGCTGCCCAGGCGCCGCGTAGCTATCTGGGTGGCTCGCGCCTTGGTCATGCCTGTGAGCGTGCGCTGCAATTCGAATACCTCCAGGCGCCCAAGGATGAAGGTGCCGGCTTTGACGGCAGGCTGCTCCGCATCTTTGCCATCGGCCATGTGCTGGAAGATTTGGCGGTGGCCTGGCTGCGCGGCGCCGGCTTTCAACTGTTCACGCGCAAGGGTGATCAGCCCGAGGCACCGCAATTCGGCTTTTCCATCGTGGGCGGGCGCATTCGCGGCCATGTGGATGGCGTGATAGCCGGCGGGCCCGATATTCCCGGCATGGCATTCCCCGCACTCTGGGAATGCAAAACCATGAACGCCAAGACCTGGCGCGAGACCGCGAGCAAGGGTGTGGCGGCCGCCAAGCCGATTTATGCCGCGCAGATCGCAATCTACCAAGCCTATATGGACGCGGCCATTCCAGGTGTTGCGGATAACCCGGCGCTATTCACCGCCATCAACAAGGATACCGCGGAACTGCATCATGAATTGGTGCCGTTCAACGCTGAACTGGCACAGCGCATGTCAGACCGGGCGGTGCGCATCCTGCGCGCCAGTGACGCCGGCGAATTGCTGCCGCGTGTTGCCACGGCCTCCGATCACTTCGAATGCCGCTTTTGCCCCTGGGCAAAGCGGTGCTGGGGCCAGCCGGCATGACGGTCTGGACCGATTTCAACGACGCGGCAGCGACGCTGGAGGAGCGACTTCCCGCCGCAGGGCATTCGATCGCAACACCTGCCGCGCCGGATCTGGAACAGATCAAGAGCTTCCTCGCAGTGGCCTTCAGCTATTGCGAGGGGCTCATCCCGATGCGCGGCTTTGTCGATCAGGGGCAAGGGCTGACGATCAAGCCGCACAATATCTGGATCCCTGCCGATGCAACCGCGCCGGAATTGCTCGCCACCTATGCCGCCTGGGCCGCGCGCGAAGGTAGCGCCGTTTATGTCATTCCCGGCACGGTCGCAGAGCATGGCCAGGCCCGCGCCGAGCATGTGCTGCAAATGCAGGCCATGGTGGTGGATCTCGATACCGGGGATATCGCGGCCAAGCTTTCCCACCTGTTGCAGCATCTTGGTGAACCGACGCTGATTGTCGAAAGCGGTGGGCGCACCGCCGAAGGCGCGGCCAAGCTGCATGTCTGGTGGAAACTGACCGAACCGGCAGAGGGGGCAGAGCTTGCGCGGTTTTGCGCCTTGCGCGGTGAGATCGCCGATAAGGTCGGTGGCGATCCGCATTTCCGTTCTGCCCATCAGCCCATTCGCGTTCCCGGCACGGTCTATCGCAAGGCGGGCGCGGAGCGCATCGTCACTATCCGCGCCCAGAACCCCGAGCGCGAGTTGGACCTTGGCGACTTCGCCGAGGCCATTGCCGCCATGCCCTTTCTGCCGGGCCAGGATCGGCCACAGGCTGGCACCCAGGCCGATAAGCCAGGGCTGGACGCCATCCTTTCCACACCCGTGCGTGAGGGCGCCCAGGACGCCTGGACGCGGTTTCAGGGCGCCAGTGCCGCCATCGGGCATTTCATCCGCCAGGTGCATGAAGGCCGCATGACGCCCGACGAGGGCTGGGAAGCCATCTGCGGCTACAACGCTGCCTGTCTGCGCCCAACATGGCCACTGGAGCGCCTTAAGGCCGAGGCTGACGCGATCTGGGCCCGGCATGTCACGCGCAATGGGCCCGCGACCCTGCGTGCCGAGTCACTACCAGCCGAAATCGCATCCTACCCACTTGGCGCACTGCTGGATGATACCTCGCCCATGCCTGATGACCTGATCGGGCCGCGCCTGCTGACGCCGGGCGGGATGCTGGTGCTGGGCGGCGCGCCCAAGGTCGGCAAATCCGATTTTCTGATCAGCCTGCTGATCCATGCCGCCGCCGGCGCACCATTCCTGCGCTTTACTGCGCCAAGGCCGCTACGCGTTTTCTACCTCCAGGCGGAGATCCAATACCACTACCTGCGCGAACGCTTGCAGCAGCTGCGGCTTGATCCGGCCATCCTGTCCAGGGCGCGCGATACGCTGGTGGTCACGCCAAAGCTTCGCATGCTGCTCGACGAACAAGGCGTGGGGCTGGTGGCCGCCGGCATCCGCAGCGCTTTCCCCGATGCGCCGCCCGACATCATCTGCATCGACCCGATCCGCAACCTGTTTGATGGCGGCCCCGAGGGCGAAGGCGAGAACGACAACGGCGCCATGCTGTTTTTTCTGCAAAGCCGGGTGGAGGCACTGCGCGACATGGTAGCGCCCGAGGCTGGTGTCATCCTGGCGCACCACACCCAGAAGCTCAGCAAGCAGCAGGTAAAGGATGATCCTTTCCTGTCGCTCTCTGGCGCCAGCGCGCTGCGCGGTTTCTACACCTCCGGCATGATCCTGTTCCGCCCGGATGAGGAAAAGACCGGGCGCGAATTGCATGTGGAATTGCGCAATGGGCCTGGTCTGGAACCCATGCTGGTCGATAAGCGCAACGGCGCCTGGATCGAACTTGATCGCCACGGCGAGCGCCTGGTCAGGCAGGAAATCGGCCGCAAGCTGGATGCAGAGCGCGTTCGCCGGCACGATGTCATTCTGACGCAACTGGCCGAGGAAGCCGTCCAGGGTCGTCTCTACACCAGCGCGCAGTTCGCCGAGCAATTTGAGAACCAGGCAGGTCTCGGCGGTAATTCCACCATCCGTGAGCGGATCAGCGTCCTCGCCACCAAGGGCTACATCAAGTTCCTGAAGGATGGCGGTCCCTTCGGCTTGCCATATTGCCGATCAAAATTCGGCTACCTCGTCATCGAGGACATGGAATTCGGTCGCGGAGAGGAGACGGTTGATCCCGACACCGGAGAGATCCGCACCACCTTCCAGCGGGTCCTGCCCAGCCACTTCAAGGAGCCCACCACAGGCGCCGCGATCGAGGTCGAGAACCCGGAAGTATGGGTCCGCGCCCCCGGTGGAGAGGCGCCATGAACGCCCCGACCAGTTGCCAGAATGGACCAGTTGCCAATCTGGCAACTTGGCAACTGCTCATTTCTGGCAACTGCTTTCGCTGTAAGATCAATGGCTTAAAGGTCGCGAGCAGTTGCCAGCCAGCAACTCTGGCAACTGGTCTGGCAACTGCTTTTTCATCAGCAATTTCAGTGCCTTACGACCAGTTGCCAAGTTGCCAGAATTTTACCCCCCTACGGGGGGTGTGCATGCGCGCCAAAAAAGGCGCGCGCACACCACACCCCCGTGGGGTCAGGGGGCGCGTTCACGACCCTCCCCAACATCCCATCCCCAAAGCCGGGCAGCGACGGTGTGCTCCGCCAAGAACCCCACCGCCGCCGCCCTCACCACAACCATCCCCATCAGGAGACAATCATGGCTCTCTCGACTCTCCCCATGTCCGCGGCGCTGGCAAGCAGGCCGCCCATCATTTCCGATTGCGAGGTCGGCACCGCACCGCGCAGGGCGGTCCTGGCGCTCGATCTCGGCACCACGACCGGCTGGGCGCTGCGATCAGGCGACGGTGCGATCACCTCGGGCACCATGACCTTTCGGCCAAGCCGCTTCGAGGGCGGCGGCATGCGGTTTTTGCGCTTTCGCGCCTGGCTAACCGAGGTCACGCACCTCGCCGGCGAATTGTCTCAAATCGCATTCGAAGAAGTGCGGGCCCATGCAGGCACTGACGCTGCGCACCTCTACGGCGGCTTTCTGGCTCACCTTTCGGCTTGGTGCGAGGAACGCGTCATTGCGTACCAGGGCGTCCCTGTCGGAACGATCAAGCGCTACGCAACCGGCAAGGGCAATGCCGACAAGGCCGCGATGATGGCTGCCATGCGTGCCCGCGGCTTTGCGCCGGCGGATGACAACGAAGCCGACGCACTAGCCCTGCTGCTCTGGGCGACGGACGCAGAGGGAGGCCGGGCATGAGCCTGCACGGCGCCCCGATGCTCGCGCAGAACCTGATCACGCGCCTGCGCAGCACCACTAACGAAGCGGAATTGAACGCCATGCGCGCGGCCGCATGGCACCGGCATGGCGTCGCCAGCATCGTGGTGGATGACATCACCGATCCGTGGCTCCGCCAAGCGATCACCAACGAAGCCAATCGCCGCTGGGGGCGGCGCAATGGAGGCAGCAATCATGGCCGCTAAACGCAAGACCAAGCATCCCGCCAAGCCGCGTGAGGATTTGTCAGCGCCGTCCAAATGGCGCTTGCAGCATGGCGATGTCGGCGCACCAATCCGTGACGCAGATCCCGAGACGGGCACCCCGGTCCGGCACCGCCGCGCCGTGGATACACTCGGCATGATGCTGTCCAACGGAACCATCACGCACGAAATGCACGAGGCAGGCTGCATTTTCCGTACGCTGTTCCGCAGTGCTGCACTCGATACCATGTCGACCTCGCAGATCATCCGTCTGCCAGGATCAACTGCTGATCGGCTCTCCAACCGTCAGCTTGACGCGCGTCGTCGTGTGTTCTCCGCCATGGATGCGCTTGGCGGCGATGATAGTCCGGCTGGCTCCTGCGTCTGGTTTGTGGTGGGGCTTGAGATGTCGGTGCGTGAA